CGAACTAACAGGGTTTAATATTTACAGCGGTACTGGTGAGTTACTAGATACATTAGCAGCAGATGAAAGATCAAAAGTATTAACTTTAGAACCCGGTGAGTGGTCTTTTTATGTAACAGCTTTTACAGCCGATGCAGAGAGTGGTCCATCTGAAGTAGTAACCACAATAGTTGATGATGTAGTTATCATTAAGAGAATACCAAAAGCGCCAAAGGTTAGAATAGAGTAATGACTGCATATGTAAGCCAAGCTACAGCGGGAAATGGAGATAGTCATACTCCTGGATCTGGATCAGATACTTACCTATTATGGGTAAACTCTGGTATTAGAAACAATGGTGTAACCTCTAGTGCTCAAGATTTTGGTGGAAGTTCTATGACTGAACTTCACGATATCTTAATTAACATAGCAGGGGGAGGAGATCCTTTCGCTAGTGTATCTAGGTTAATAGCTCCGGGAACTAGTTCAGCTACGTTAAGTGTTACCTACTCAGCTAGTGTATCTACACAATCAGGTACAGCTTTAACTTTCTCAGGGGTAGATCAAACAACTCCTGAGTATACTACTAATGTAGATCCAGAAGCTACTTATAACAGCTCTACAGCTCCTAGTTTAGGATACGATAGACCTGCTAACAGCAGTGTTATATACTGGCGTCATCATGCAGCAGCTACAGCAGTAACATGGACAGACCCGAGTGGTTACACTAAGGTAGCTGATATAACAATTTTAGCCACATCTGCCTTTAGACAATTAGCGGTGTGGGTACAAGACTTTACAGGTTCGGCAACTGGTCAAACAGTAGCAGCAACATCAAACAATAGTGGTGATGGTATCCACGGAGTTATTGTATTACAAGACTCAGGAGGCTCTCCACCAGCTTCTTCTATACTACCAATGGTTGTTAAATACTATAAGGAATTAAACTAATGTCCCACAGTTCAGAAAAAACATGGCTCTTTTTATCAGAAGGTGTCAGTAATATTAATAAAGAACTCTTACATTTAACAGTAAGAAATAAAGAAGAGTACGAGAGGATTAAAGAGGTTTATACTTTTTGTAATTCTGATGATATTCAGTTTGCTAATCTTCTATTTAAGAATGATAAGGATTTAGTAACAGCTAGTGCTCTAGAGATTACTATGGCTACAGAGCTGTGGGATTCTGTTAAGATGTGGGATGAGATGAATGACTTCATGAATAACGTAGTTGTTACAGCAAAGAACAGAGCTAAGAAACTAAGGAATGTGAGCTAAATATGAGACAAGTTACCCAAGGTAGTACAAATATATCAGTAGATGTTTATATCATCGATGATACCGATGGTACTCCTGAATTAGGGGTATTATTTAATACAGCAGGTATGGACTTAGAGTACAGAAGAGAGGGTGCAGCGGTAACTAATGTTACAGAGGTAACTCTTGCTGCCCTAACTACTGCACATACTGATGGCGGATTCCTAGAGATAGGTCACGGGTACTATAGATTCGATGTTCCAGATGCAGCTTTTGCATCAGGTGCTAAGAGTGTAAGTATTCAAGGCACTGTAACAGGTATGGTTGTTATACCAGTAACTATACAATTAACAGCTTTTGATATGGATACTGCTACTCAAGATGTCAATATGACGCAGATAAGTGGTGACTCTACAGCAGCGGATAACTTAGAGGCTATGTATGATGGGACTGGATATGCAGATAGTAATGCACCATCAACCCAGTCACAGTTAGACGGAGTAGCCAATGTCGGTAGCGCTGTACATAAAGCATCGAGTTCATACACGCTAACCACAGGCGTTCAATCAGCTAATCTATATACAGATACAGAAGCACTAGACGGTGTAAGGCACACTCATACCGATTCGGCTGGTGTATTAGATTTGGAATACCATTTTACTATTGGTGGTGGTACACCTAGCTCTGTGCAGGTTTCTGGCTATGTAACAGGAGCAAACGACGATGTAGATGTTTTTGGATACGACTGGGTAACCGCAAGCTATAAACAAATAGGAAATATGGGCGGTTCTAGCTCAACCTCTAATAGCGTTTACTCTTTTGATTTATTTGTTGATATGGTTGGTAATGGTGCGGACGAGGGGAAAGTAGATATTATGTTCGGAAAGACTTCCGGTCTAACTTCTGCGACTCTAGCTATTGATCAAGTATTCGTTGCCTTTAACCAAGGCGTTGAAGGTTATGACAATGGCGCGGTATGGTTTAACTCTAATGCATCAAACACAGGAACAGAAGTTAATATAGATGGTACAGCGAGAAACCCTGTATCAACTAGCGCAGCTTTACTTGCCTTGCTTGGATCAACAGGATTACATAAAGTAGAGGTAACCCCAGGCTCAACATTAACCTTAGGCGGTGCTTATGAGGGTTATAGTGTAAACGGCAACGGCTCTGTATTGGCTTTAGGTAGTCAAAATATAGGCGGCAGTGTATTTGCTAGATTCTCAAACGTCACCGGTACAGGTACAACAACCTCTGACCCAACATTTTTCGAGGATTGTATATTCGGAACGGCTTCTTTATCGCCATACGTAGCTCAACAATGTGGATTTGGCTCAACGGTTTCACAAGTAGGTGCAGGAGATTACACGCATATAGATTGTTACAGCACTGTAGCAGGCTCAGGAAGCCCTACATTCACTAGAACGGGAGCAGGGGTGGCGACAGGTGAGTATCGACGATTTAGTGGCGGCATAACACAATCTGGAATAACTGGTAGCGATACTTATACTATCGGTGGTGAGCTTGGAACGGTTACATTAAACGGCGCTAGCGGTGCAGTTGAGTTAAGAGGTATTTATAAAGCGGTTACTGATAATAGAACAGGTTCCCCAACACTGAATTTAGATGGCGCTATACTTGGGGGAGATGTCGCAGCACTGCCAACAGCAGCAGAGAACGCAGATCAAGTATGGGATGAGTTACTTAGTGGTCATGCAATCTCAGGCTCTACTGGAGAAGCATTGTCAGCAGCAGGTACAGCAGGAGATCCTTGGACTACATCTCTTCCTGGAGCTTACGGTGCAGGTACAGCAGGTAAGATTATAGGAGATAACATAAACGCTCCTCTAGATACTATAGATACTGTAGTAGATGGTATACAAGCGGACTTAAGTAATGGTACGGATGGGCTAGGAGCTATTAAAGCAGATACAGCAGCTATATTAGTAGATACTGGTACTACGTTACCTGCCTCTTTAGCAGCTCTTAATGATATCTCAGTAGCAGATATATTAACCACTCAGATGACAGAGAGTTATGCAGCAGATGGAGTAGCTCCTACCTTAGCACAAGCCTTATTCTTAGTACAACAAGAGTTAGGGGACTTTGCTATAAGTGGAACTACTATAACTGTTAAGCAAATAGATGGAACTACTACAGCAGCTACCTTCACATTAGATGATGGTACAAGTCCTACATCTAAGACAAGGGCTACCTAATGTCAATACCATTAATAGTCACCAGAGGGTTCGGCAACGGTACTCTTACAGGTGCAATTAAAGATGTAGTAACCAGAGGCTATACAATAGGAGAGGTAGTGATACCTGATTATTTTATAGGCTCTGGTATAATGATGTACTCTAAAGATGGTAACTACTACGTACTTAATACTAATGAAACCTCACCAACTGTAACTTAAGGTATACACAATGTCAAGTTTAGGAACAATATATAGTACAGCTAAGGCTCTTAAGAAAGAAGTAGATAAGAGCAGAGCTTCTAAAGATAGTAAGAAACCTAAGAAGAAATCTCCTCCTAAGAAAGATAAACCGAAGAATAAGAATAAGGCTAAGAGCGTTGTTCATGCTAAGGTAAGGAATAAGGAGCGTTTAGAGAGAGCTTTGAAAGGGGACTTTGGTGAAAAGGAACGTAAGGAAATGAAAGGGAGAAGATAATGCCTAAGAAGGGAGAACTAAAAGCAGGAGCTACTAAGCGTAGTAAACAACAACGTAAGTATAACTCCTCTCCTCAGCAAAAGAAGAACAGAGCTGCTAGAAACAAAGCTAGACAACAAGCTTTAAAGAAGGGTACTGTTAAGAAAGGGGATAATAAGGATATTGACCATAAGAAAAAACTTAAGGACGGAGGCTCTAACTCAACAAGTAATCGGAGAGTTAGATCTCGTAGTGCTAATAGAGCAGACAATGGTGGTACAGGTGGAAGAAAGAGAGGATCTAAGAATAAGAAGTAGTACTATAATAGTTTACTTATCTCAGGGAATACCTTAGGGTTATCTCTAAGTACCTGAGTAAGTCCATGTGCTAACATAGTCACTACCTCTTCCTCATCTGCTCTTTGAACATCTGGAATATAACTATGGCAGATACAATGTAGTATTTCATGTATTAAAGTATCTGCTAATTCTCTAGGTTGTAAGTTAGGAGAGTACTCTATAAGTTGTCTGTTCTTATAGGTAACACCCATCTCTCCTCTGTCAGCTAAATCCCCGCAAGCTTTTATATCGTAAGTTTGATATCCTACCTTAAGCTTCTTAAATGTAATCATACTTAATTCCTGGCTCATTAGGCGGAACTATTATAGGTAAACAACCGTATGTTTGTGGATCATCTTTAAACTTTACTATAGTAACAGTTTGACAATCCTTATGCATTTGATTACTCTTCACATCAACTCCTTTAAAGAAACCTATCCAGAAGATTGCCCCTACTGTTACTCCTATTCCTAGTAACGCTAGGACGTCAGTTACTGTCTTATTCATTCTTCAACTCCTCTACCATTAATTCAATGTAGTGTATAGCTTTAAGAAGATCCTCTTTACCACCTTTATCGGAGTATCTACAGATATACTTAATTACATTACCTTGTGCATATGATAACTTATTAGCTTGTATGAACTCTATAGGTTGTATCTTAAACTTCTTATAGTGGTTACCACCCTCTTGCTTATCTATAGCCCTTATAGCCTGATTAGTTGGTTCTGATGGAGAGCACATAGGTCCATTCATATGGGCTACTCTAAAATCTCTCGCCCATTCCGCTCCTACACCGTCTAAGCTCTTACCTTTACTCATTCCTGCCGCCTCTTGTTGATTTAGCACCTGCGTCTTAGATATCCCTCCCATTATTGTCCTCCTTCGTAATGTTCAATTATATCTTTCATAGCAGCTACATAGCGTCTGTTAACCAAGCTAATCATCTGCCTTAAGCCGTTACTGTATAAAGCCTCTGTTATATAAAAAGAGTGATCGATAGATCCGTCACCTTCTCCAGATAGACATAAGTTCACTAAGACTCGGTTGTCCCTTTGTTCTACACTATTTCCAATCTCAATCATAGTCAGTCCCTAAGTCCATATACTCTACTACTGGTAACTTACCATCTATAACGATACCACAAGAGATTATTGGTTTATTCTTAAAGTGCTTACCATATACCATAGCCATAGTAGAGTTATCTACTCCACATCCGACTGCCATACCCCAAACCAACCTATGGTCAGAAGCACTAGCTGAGACACCAGCGTTACCATGGCAATGTCCAGAAACAGTGGAAACCATTCGTGCTTTAGCGTCATTTCTAAAACCATTGACACCATTACTAGTGTAGCCATGGTGATACAGAACACCATCGATAATTTTTTCATCTTCTATACTCCATCCTTTAGGGAAACTATATATATCTTCTATAGGTTTCATCCATACCTCAGCATCCATACCTATTTTCTTTAACTGTCTAGCAGGTATAAGGTCATGGTTACCATTGATTAAAGTTAACTTAGGGAATGCTTTATACCAAGGTTTAAGTCTCTCCCTAGCATCCATAAGCTCTCCATTAGCACCCTTGAGTGTAGGTTCAGAGTCATGAAAGGATAGAGCATGGTGATCTACTAGATCTCCTATATGTACTACCGTATCTACTTTCCAATCTTTAAAGGTCTGTTGACAGAACTCTAAGTAACCCTCTAAGCAGTAAGGCTCATGTGTATCGCCTATTATCCCAACCCTACTCATTGAAATCTAACTCGTCTGTACGGTCATATAGTAACCCTTCTACAATAGCTAAGGCATTTTGTACATCCTCTCCATCTTGTTCAAGGAGAGCATCTCTAACTACGTAGAGTTCTCCTTTACTTATCTCAATCATAGGTTCCATGCCCTACTCCCCTCTCATTTCTATTATTAATAATACAATAAATATTACTGCTACTATCCACCAAATCATTTGCTCCACCTCTTAGGGACAGTGCGAGGAGTATACCAACGTATATCATTCTTCGTTGCCCACTCTCCAACTGTCTGTTTAGTACCACATCTTTTTCTTCTCTTAGCTCCAGGCATAGGAGTCATGTGGTTCATGAATACGAATACTAACTCTTTACCTTTAGGTAGAGCTTTAGCTATCCATATGTATTTTTTACTTTCATTTCTATCCCTAAATCTACCTTTGGTCTCTATTAAGAACTTACCGTGACAAAAATCAGGCTCGTATATACTCTTAACAGTGTAAGGTATAGACTCTGTATGGAATGCACAGGCACTCAACGGACCTTTGTGCATATCCTCTTCAAATTTTGAATCATATCTCATCTTTATACTCTGCTCTTAGGTCTTCTAGAATTTTCTCACACTCTTCCCTGAAGATATCTTCATTACCTTCAGACCTCTTGGAAGCCTCTATAAAAAGCATAGAGTACTTCTCAGCTATTTCATCAGTTGTATCGGTGGTTGCCAAATCTCTCCCTCCTTAGTCCGTATCCATAGTAACCTAGCATTTCTTATAACAGTTTCTAAGACTGAATCATGTTGGGCGTACTCACACCACTTATTAACAACAGTTAACCATAAGTCTTCTTCATCTTCTATACCATCTAAGATCTTATCAGCTTTCTTTGGCCCTACTCCATAAATTCCGGGAATATCATCAACTTTATCCCCTGTTAATATCTGTTTGTAAAAAGAAAGTAGCCCATCCTTGGGAGCTACGTATGTCATTTCTCCAGAATTGATATTGTAATGATTACCCTCAATCATCAGTAAGTCTTTATCTATACTTGCTATTATATGATTGTCTACATCCTTGCATTGGGCTATCCCTAGTAAATCATCAGCCTCTTCTCCTTCTGATACTATTGTATTTGGATTCCATTCCACGTACTCCCTTACCGTACTATACAACAGAGGCTTTGGTCCTCTCGATGATTTATAATCATTATACAACTCTTTCCTAAAGTTTCCTTTCCCTGTGACATACAGCTTATGTGAGGTAGCACCTGTTTTTCTTATTATAGTTCCTACCATTCCATCGAAGATACTACATACTAAATCTAAATCTTCAACTTCTACGCTACTGTATGACTCCATCCTTGGAAAGTCCTTAACATCTTTCTTAAACTTGCTAAAGTAGGCAGGTTCATCCTTATCGTTGTAACCTATATAGCCTCTTGACTCTAAAGCCCAAGCAGACTTATATAGTAATATATCTGCATCAATGCCTACTTCCATTCTTACCTCCTAAGAATTAAGGTTAACTACATTATCTCCACCTGCTTCTACAATAGGAGTTACTTCTAGTAAATGTTCATCTAATACTTGAGCTTGTTCAATAGCAGCAGGTAAGAATTGTGAGTAACCTTCTGTTCTATCTGTTAGTGTATTTAGTATACCATAGTGAAAGTAAAGAGTTACACCATTCTGTTCGATAGGCTTCTTCTCTTCTAAGAGGTATACATTATAAGTACTTCCTGTAAATAGGACTTCTTTCATTTGATTTCCTTAAGTGATTATCTTATTATTATTAATTAGGTGAGCAGTTATTATGCATACTCAGGCGTTCCCCTACCGAGGAGAGTCAAAATGGATTATTGTCTTCTTCTTCACTACTATCCTGTCCTTCAATGTTAACAGTAGAGCCTTCGTCTTCGAACTCATCTGCA